TTGATGATAAAGGATTCACTATAGATGGTACAAATGGAACGTATTGTCAGTTTGCGTTTGGAACAAGTCCTAACTTAATCTCTAATCCTCAAGTTCCTTTTTCTTATCCTGTTATAAACAACACACCTCAATCTACCATCTTCACAGGATTAACACCCGGTACAACATACTATTATGGAATCATAGCTTATAATGGAAAGTGTGTAGCTCAAACTGCTGCAGTTCAACTAGTCACTCCTGAATTAGATATGATTGTAACATTTGATACTACTCTTACTCAAGGACTTCCTTCTCCTATAAATGCACCCAACGTTATACGTTTACCATTTGCACCAATAACATATACCGAAACTCCTAATTTTAATTTAGATATTACTGTTAATTGGGGAGATGGGACTACAGATGTTTACAATACTAACCCTGTTAATTTTCCTGCAGATGTTCCTATGCATGTATATGCTACTCCGGGAACATATGATGTGATTATCACTCCTAATGGAAGAGGAATAGAAGGTTGGAGTTTTACCGCTAATCAAACAAATGCAAAAACGATAGGCTCTACTAAATTAATAGAAATAAAACAGTGGGGGGATATGGTGTTTGGTGTCCCTAGTGGCTCTCCAAATGCAGGTTTTAATGCGACAAGATATTGGTATGAATGTATTAATCTAGGGCCTATAAATGCCCCTGATACTCCTATGATAGTAGGAAATATAGTTCGAAGCCCACAAATCAATTGGGGTTTTAGTAGAAGTTTTAATTTAGGTTTACCTAAAGACCAAAATATAGCTAGATTAAACGATTGGGATTTGAGAACTTTAGTAAGATTTGAGGGTCTGTTTAGATTCTGTGATACCTTTAATGGAAACGTTGAAAATTGGTATACGCCTAATATGGAAAGAATGACGGCAATGTTTGACGATACGGATTTTCAGGGTGATGTGTCTAAGTGGAATACTGATAACCTAGGTATGATGTTTACGTTGTTTTCAGGTTGCACTAATTTTAATAGTGATTGTAGTACAAAAACTGTAACTCGTAAAGCGGTTTATAATTCAGGTAGGTCAGGGAACTATAAGGAGTTTACAGACACTGCTTGGAATATGGATAATGCGTTTAACTTAGCTTCACTGTTTGATGGTTGCACTAGTTTTGACAACGGAGGAAATCCACAAGGATTGAATGGATGGGGTATCGGAAACGCCACTCCTTTTCCGGGTGAGTTATATAATTTAAGCAATGTCTTTAGGCAGACTCAGTTTAATGGAGACCTAAATAATTGGGATGTAAGTCAATGTAAAAATTTTTCGTTTTTGTTTGAAGGCAATACGGTATTCAATGGGGATATTACAAATTGGGATTTTTCAGGATTAGCAGTGGGTAGTTGTAATTCATCACAAATGATATTTATGTTAAGAGGTGCAACGTCATTCAATCAAGATATTAGTAATTGGGATTTAACAGGAGTAGGTGGAATGAACGGGTTAATGGGTCCTAACTTCCCTCCACACCCCTTACCTAGTGACCCTACACTAGACACTTCTATATATAATGATGTATTAGTAAACTTTTCAGCTTTAGGAAATTATTCAAGAGCAGCTAATTGTAGCTTTTGGTCATCAGGAGGAACTAACTATTTTAATTTTGGTAACAGTCAATTTGACCCAAACCTAACAAATGTAGTTTCGGCTAGAAATCAATTAATATTAGACTTAGGTGCTATAATAGATGGAGGCCCTGTACCCGGTACTCCATTAACAGATGCTACATTCCAAACTGCAATTAACGATATTCTAGCACAAGACCCTAATGGTGACTTTAACCTTGTACCTTATGGTAAAATTCAAAATTGGGATACTTCACAAGTGACTACTATGGAAGATGCTTTCCAACTTAGAAATACGTTCAATGGTGACATTAGTAATTGGGACACGTCAAGTGTTACTAATATGGCAAATATGTTCGATAGTTGCTCAATATTCAATCAAGATATTGGTAATTGGGATGTATCTAATGTAGATAACTTTTTTAGCTTGTTTGAGTTTGCAATAGCATTTAACCAAGACATAAGTGGTTGGGATACAAGTAGTGCAATTAAAATGGGACGTATGTTCTATAAAGCAACTGCTTTCAATCAAAATTTAAATAATTGGGACACATCTAATGTAGATACTATGTATCGAATGTTTAGAGAAGCTACTTCATTTAATCAACCTTTAAATAATTGGAACACAGGCAATGTTCTGAATATGGCTGAGATGTTCTACGATATGGGATTTAACCAAAGCATAGATGCTTGGGATGTTTCAAGTTTAGAAGATGCGTTCGGTATGTTTGAAGATAATACTGCTTTTAATCAAAATTTAAACTCTTGGAATACTGCGAGTCTTGAAGGTATATCTGATATGTTCAATGGTGCAACTGCTTTTAATGGTCAAATAGACAATTGGGATGTAAGCAATGTTACACAGTTCCAACGTATGTTTCAAGGTGCTAGTTCATTTAATCAACCTCTGAATAGTTGGAATACAAGTACAGGAAATCAATTCCAAGAAATGTTTGATGGAGCTACGGTATTCAATCAAAATTTAAATAATTGGGATGTATCAAATGGAACAATTGCACGAATGTTTAGAGATGCAACTGCATTTAATGGAGACATAAGCACGTGGAGCGTAGGACACGTATCACAATTCCATAGGATGTTTGAGAATGCAACTAACTTCGATATTGATATATCGGGTTGGGACACATCTTCAGGATTTAATATGATAAATATGTTTAAAGGTGCTTCTTCATTCAATCAAGATTTAAGCTCTTGGAATGTAACAGGAGTACAATTCTGTACAGGTGTATTTGATAATACTCCTTCTTGGACAGACCCAAAACCTAACTTTACTAATTGCACACCTTAATAAATAATTATGAGCACAACAATAAAATATAGCATATCAAAACCTTCTGAATTCACTTATTGGATTGCAACAGAAAATGGTGAGTTTAGACTTCTTGGAGGAGTTGGGCCTACACAAGTTGCTGATTTTAAATATGCAGATGTAGAAGAATATACCGACAGAGAAGAATGGATTGCAGCACTTGAAGCTTATGGTGTTGACACAGACGATATTCCAAAAAAATAATTCTTTATCTTTGCCTAATGAATTATTATCAATCTAACTCTTATCTAATCGACATTGAAGTAAATTATGAATATGTAGAAACCTCAGAAAGAGATGGCAGAAAAACAGTTAACGTCAGAAAGTAAATTTAGTTTAAGTATAAAAGAATTAATTGCTGCTGCAATTGGGTTTAGTTCCTTGATTGGAATGTATTTTACCTTACAAGCAGACATTGCAAGAGCAATGGAACTACCTCAACCGGAGGTTCAAAAAATTGAATTCGATTATAAAGATAAATTAATTAGGTCGACCATTGAGAAAATCGATGCAGATGTTACCACTGTAAAGGAAGATGTAAACGAGATTAAAGAATCTTTAGCAAAGATGGACGAGAGGCTCTACGAGATGAGCAGAAAAAAATGAGATATCTCGCACTTATATTATTTTTCACAACACAATTATTATATTCCCAATCTATAACTGTAATACAGTTTAGTGCTGAGTTTCTAAAAGATAATGAGATATCATTAAAAGCAATTAAAGACGCTAATACAGAGACTATTTATTTAAGTAAAGAACAAGCTTTGTTTACAAAACATGAGATAGTTTATATACCTACCCTGTTGCTTTTAAATAACGATGAGGTGGTTTTACGTATTGAGAGTGATATCTCCTTAAAACTACCTGAAAATGCGTTAGAAGAGATACAAGAGTATATTGATGAAATAATAGAAAGCAAATTTTAAAATGAAAAGAAAAGAAAAAACAGAAGAGTATGCAATCAATGGTGTAATATTTTTGCTAGTATTAGTAGCATTCTTATTAGTGTCTAGTGTTGCATTGGGGCAAGAAAATAAAAAGGATAATATATTTGATAAAGTATATGACGAGTTGTTTAAGTATGGAACTGTGTATGTAGCAGGAGATATGCGAAACTCATTTGAAACACAAAGTCCAAGTTATTTTGTAAGAACAAATCCCAACAATCTTTATGATGTACCACAAGTAATAGATAATACAGTATATCATCCTTTTGATTATCGAGTTGGAGTAGGATTTCGTAAGCTAGCTAGATTTGACTATGAAATAAAAGCAAAAAATTATTATGACGGAAAAGAAAATAACATCGCTCTATCTTCTCCAACGTCAGCAGTAAAAGGATTAGAGTACCTATTGCATTATGAAAAAGAAAGAGAAAGAGGGGTTGAGTTTAATAATTCCCGATACTTTGTTAGACATACAGGAGATTATCATATAATTAAGTTTGAACAAAGAGAACAAGGTAATGTAGGTTTTAAATATATGTCAGGAGAAGTAAGAGCTCGGCTTCCTATTGGTAAAAAGCTTAGTATATCGGGTGGCGCAATTTATCGTACCCATCAGCGTCCTTACGGATATAACCCGATTGAAATATGGTTAAATGAGATAGATGAATTTGGATTCCCGGTAAACCCGTGGTACAGTCTAGGATACCAATATGGGTTTCAAGACATAGGATATACTCAAATAGATGATTACGGAAATGAAATATACGATTGGTATTGGGTGAACTCTCAGGGAGTAATAGTTGCTCATACAGACGTACAGTTTCGTGACTTGGTATTTGGTAGATTAATGAATAGATTCAATCAAGAAAAATGGGCAGAGCTAGATGTGTTTGGTGAAATCGCACCTGTAGTAGGCTTTGACTTTTACGACTATAAGAAAAACTTTTGGATTCATATGTATGGAAATTGGATATTACCTTATCACAAATACATTCAAGGAAACGAAGATTTCTCATATTTGAATAGAGACAATTGGGGTCTAGGAGGGTTGAGACAAGACGCAGAGCCTGAGCAGTGGGACGACTATCAGGCAGGCCTAATATTTGGATGGAAAATTTCAAGGACACTTGGTTTTTTTGTAGAAGCTGAGTACACAAAGTTTTGGGATTCTAAAATATATAATAGCTCAGTAGGAATTAATTTAAGATTATAATGGCAAGAAGAGCAAACGTAGTTCAATTTAGAAAAAGAAAAAGAAAGTCACATCCTCATAGCAAAAACGCAAGTAAAGGACAGACAGGTTATGTTAAAAAATATATAGGACAAGGTAGATGAGAAAAATAAATAAAATAATTATTCATTGTTCGGCTACACCAAAACATAAAGATTTTAGTGCTGAGACCATAAGAGATTGGCACGTTAAAGGTAATGGGTGGGACGACATAGGGTATCATTACGTAGTTAGATTAGATGGTTCATTAGAGTATGGTCGCCCTGTGCAAGTCCCCGGAGCTCATTGCAGGGGGGAAAATAAATCTAGTATCGGAATTTGTTATATCGGTGGTATGGATGAAAAGATGGAAGAATGGGAAGACACTAGAACACAAGAACAAAAAGATAGTTTAGTAGATTTGCTTAAGGTGTTAAAAAAGTTTCATCCTGAAGCAAATATCTATGGACATAGGGATTTTTCACCTAAAGCTTGTCCAAGCTATGACGCAAAAACAGAATATAAAGAATTATGAAAGATATATTAAATAAAATATTTGGAGCAGCAGGAGGGGGAGTTGCAGAAAAACTTTCAGGAATAGTAGATAAATTTGTGCAAACCAAAGAAGAAAAGGCAGCATTCGAAAAAGAAATGACCCAATTATTTATGAAGCACGAAGCCGATATGGAGAAAAATATAACAGACAGATGGACATCGGATAACAGTGCGTCTAAACTAACACAAAACATAAGACCAATAGTTTTATTATTTCTAGTGGTTTCAACGGTGATAATGATTTTTATTGACGCAGGTATGATTACATTTGAAGTTGAAGATAAATGGACAGACCTTTTGCAGCTTACTTTGATTACCGTGATTTCAGCTTATTTTGGCGGAAGGTCATTTGAGAAGATTAAAAATAAAAAATAGTATCTTTGTATTAAAATTTAATACGATGCCAAATTTAACTAAGGATGAGCTTAATCTCATTCACGAAATCAAAAAAGATTTCATTACAAAAAAATTAGCTTTAGGTGATTTAGAATTGCATAAGGTTAAGATATTAAAAGAAGTAGAAGCAATAGAGAAAGTGTTTTTACAAAACGAAAAAGATTTAGCAAATAAATACGGAGCTGATTCTATTATTAATATGGAGACAGGTGAAGTAACACAAAAAGAAAAACAAGATGTCAAAAATTAGTCAATACCCCGTTGTTCAAGCTGCAGCAGACGATTTAGTTATTGTTACTGCTCCTAATGCTACTCCATCAAATGCAACTAAAAATGTTACAGTTGGTTCGATAGCACAATTTGCGGCACAAATACAATTAGGTTATGATGTGTATACTGCGAATCTAAAACAAAAAACTACAGACGACCCTACGGCAGATGAACTAAACAACACAACAGGTGCAACAATGACCTATAAAAGACTCGGAGCAGGAGAGTATGAGGTAACGGCATCGGCTAATATATTTGACCCAATAGAAAAAATTCAAGTATGGCTTAATTACGGAAGCCCCGCTTCAGACGGGTTACCTCCAAAAGTTGAAGTTACTGCATTTGATACAATCATAATTAAAACTCAAGATGAAACAGGTGTTTTAGAAGATGATTTATTAACTCTTGCTCCTTTTGAGATTCGTATTTATAAATAAAATTAAATGAACGACATAAGAAAAATTGCAGTCGGTCCTGACTATAAATCAGGAGCAATGCACTACATAGTAGGACAAGACGTTCTAAATGGAACGCATCATATTCATCTTATAAAATATGATACATCAATGGATTCTTTTAAAATATGGATAGCATCTAATAATAAAGATGAGGTTGTGCTATGGAAAGAGTTTACTGATATGCCTGTGTCAATAGAATATAATATAAATTTTTGAAATCTCCTTATTTATTTATTGCAAAAGCCATAGATGGTAAAAGATATAATAACACTAAAAAAATTGGTGGCATAGATTTTATTGTCAATACTTCAGAAGAAAACCATAAAGCATCCAACAGATTTGCCACAGTAATATCTACACCCATCAAATATACAGGGCCTGTTAAGGTGGGTGACACTTTAGTTGTACATCATAATGTGTTTAAGTTTTATAACGATATGTATGGGAGAAGAAAAAGCGGTAGAAGTTATTTCAAAGACGATTTGTTTTTTATTGAGCCTGACCAATTTTATATGTTTCATAACGGAGAAAAATGGAACACACACGGTAGATATTGTTTTACTAAACCAATTCCGGTAGAAGATTCGTATATTTATAAACCATTTAGTGAAGAACCATTAATGGGTGAAATAAAATATAGCAATGATTATCTTAGGTCTAAAGATGTTAACGAAGGAGATAAAGTTTGTTTTAAACCCGATACTGAGTATGAGTTTGAAATAGAGGGTGAAAAACTATACAGAATGTATGACCACCAAATAACAATTAAATTATAATATGGACTCAAAAACTTTAAAAAAAAATATTATACAGGCCGGAATGAGAGCCGTAGAACAATTAATTAAAGTTGCAAAAGAAGATATTATAAAGCCTGACCCTGAAGATGAGTTAGCAGCAGACAGATTAAAAAATGCAGCAGCCACAAAAAAACTTTGCATTATGGATGCATTTGATATATTAGCTAGAATAGAAGCGGAGAAAAATATAATTGATGCCGAAGAAAAAGGGCCAAGTAAAATAGATACAAAACAAGGATTTGCAGAGAGAAGGTCTAAATAAACTATATAGAGTTATAGAGAACGCTATACCTAAAAACGTTATTTCAAATAAAAATAGAAATAGAAGTTGGTTGTATGGCTACAATGAAAAATATGACTTAGTAGTTATTTCTAAAACAGGGCAGATTGAACAGGTAATAGAAGTAAATGGATTATTAATAGCTTTACCGAAAGCTCCAAAGTCTCTTCAAAGAGACAAAGATTATTGGGAAAGAAAACAATTACCAAAACCACTTAGCCAAATAAACTCCATATTTCAATGGAATACAATGCCTGATAGTTTTAAATCAAGGTGGGTGGATTTTATAGAAGATGAGTTCGATAAAAGAGAGTTAGGTTATTGGTTTGTTAATGATAAAGTTCCAACCTATATTACCGGAGCTCATTATATGTATCTTCAATGGACATCCATTGATGTTGGTTATCCTGAGTTTAGAGAAGCTAACAGAATTTTTTATATTTATTGGGAAGCTTGTAGGGCTGACCATAGATGTTTTGGAATGATTTATTTAAAAATAAGACGTTCAGGTTTTTCATATATGGGCTCTTCCGAGTGTGTAAACACAGGTACATTAGCTAAAGACTCAAGAGTCGGTATACTTTCAAAAACAGGTTCGGATGCTAAAAAAATGTTTACCGATAAGGTTGTACCTATTTCTAATCGACTACCATTTTTCTTTAAACCTATTCAAGATGGAATGGATAAACCAAAAACAGAACTTGCATTTAGAATTCCTGCTGCAAAAATTACAAAGAAAAATATGTATGATATTGCTGACGAAGAGTTGTATGGGCTAGACACAACAATAGATTGGAAGAACACAGATGACAACTCATATGATGGTGAAAAGCTTTTATTACTAGTTCACGATGAAAGTGGAAAATGGTTGAAACCAAATAATATTTTAAATAATTGGCGTGTAACTAAAACTTGTTTGCGATTGGGTAGTAGAATTATCGGAAAATGTATGATGGGTTCTACATCTAATGCATTGAACAAAGGAGGTAAAGAATTTAAAAAATTATTTAATGATTCTAATCCCCACAACCGAAGCAAAAATGGACAAACTAAATCAGGGTTATACAGTTTGTTTATTCCTATGGAGTGGAACTTTGAAGGTTACATAGATAAATATGGAATGCCTATTGAAGATGTAGTTGAATATTGGGAAGCAGAAGTGGAGTCTTTAAAAAACGACCCTGACGCATTAAACGAATTCTATAGACAATTTCCTAGAACTGAGTCTCACGCATTTAGAGATGAAAGCAAACAAGCACTTTTTAATTTAAACAAACTATATCAACAAATAGATTATAATGATTCTTTAATTCAAGAACATCATATTACTCAAGGCAGCTTTTATTGGAAAGGAGGAGTCGTAGATTCTGAAGTAGTTTGGAGGCCTGATTTAAGAGGTAGGTTTAAAGTGAGTTGGCTTCCACCAAAACATTTGCAAAATAGAATTGTAAATAAAAAAGGGACTAAGTATCCGGCTAATGAGCACATTGGTGCATTTGGATGCGACTCATATGATATTTCAGGGACTGTGGGTGGTGGTGCATCTAATGGAGCATTGCACGGCTTAACTAAGTTTAATGTAGACGATGCGCCAAGTAATCAGTTTTTCTTAGAGTATGTGGCAAGACCACAGACTGCTGAGATATTCTTTGAAGAAGTTTTAATGGCGTGTATTTTTTATGGTATGCCTATATTGGTAGAAAACAATAAACCAAGGTTATTATACCATTTTAAGAATAGAGGTTATAGAGGTTTTAGTATCAATAGACCCGACAAAGCATTTAATAGATTATCAAAAACAGAACGAGAGTTAGGAGGTATACCAAACTCAAGTGAAGATGTAAAGCAAGCTCACGCTGCAGCTATAGAGTCATACATAGAAACTCATGTGGGTTTAGTTAAAGAAGACGAGATGGGATATATGCCATTTAACAGAACTTTAGAAGATTGGGCAAAGTTTGATATAAGTAATAGAACAAGGTTTGATGCTAGTATAAGCTCAGGGTTAGCCATTATGGCAACTCAAAAACACAAGTATCAGCCGGAAAAAAAACAATCAAATATAATTATTAACTTTGCAAGGTATAATAATAAGGGAAATTTAAGCGAAATAATAAGATAGATGAAAGATATAAAAATAGACATTTCATCTGTAGGTTTTCCAAGTCAATTCGTTTCTGATGCCGAAAAAGCGACAGAAGAATTTGGACTACAAATTGGACAAGCAATTCAATACGAATGGTTTAAGAAAGATGGAAATCAATGCAGATATTACAATCAGTGGAGAGATTTTTATCGACTCCGTTTATATGCAAGAGGTGAACAACCAATAGGTAAATATAAAAATGAATTAGCAGTAGATGGAGATTTAAGCTACTTAAATTTAGATTGGACACCTGTTCCAATAATTCCCAAGTTTGTAGATATTGTGGTCAATGGTATGAACGACAGAATGTTTGAGGTAAAAGCTTATGCTCAAGACGCTATGTCATCAGCAAAGCGCTCTAAATATCAAGATATGATTGAGGGTCAAATGGCTGCTAAAGATGTGCTTGAGCTTATACAGAAAAAAACAGGTGTAGACCCCTTCTCTATGAATCCTGACGAACTTCCCGCTACTGATGAAGAACTCAATTTATATATGCAGCTTAATTATAAACCTGCTATTGAGATAGCAGAAGAAGAAGCAATTAATACAATATTTGAAGAAAATCATTACGATGATATTAGAAAAAGATTAGACTATGATTTGACGGTTTTAGGAATAGCTTGTGCAAAACACGAGTTTTTGCAAGGGGCGGGTGTCGAAGTAAAATACGTTGACCCTGCCAATATAGTTTATAGTTATACAGAAGACCCACATTTTAAAGATTGTTTTTATTGGGGTGAAATTAAAACAGTACCAATTACTGAGCTATTAAAAATAGACCAAAGCTTAACAAGAGAAGATTTAGAAGAAATAAGTCAATACAGTCAAAGTTGGTATAATTATTTTAACACTGCTCAGTATTATGAAAATGATATTTTTTATAGAGACACTTGTACCTTAATGTACTTTAATTATAAGACTACTAAAAAAATGGTCTATAAGAAAAAGAAATTAGAAAACGGTGGTACAAAAGTTATTGAGAAAGACGACCAATTTAATCCACCACAAGAAATGATGGAAGATGGTAAGTTTGAGAAGATGGAGAAAACTATCGATGTTTGGTATGAAGGTGTGATGGTTATGGGAACAAATATTATATTAAAATGGGAGTTGGCTAAGAATATGGTAAGACCACAGTCGGCTCAACAACACGCTTTACCAAATTATGTAGCGGTAGCACCTAGAATGTATAAAGGAGTAATAGAGTCTTTATGTAGAAGAATGATTCCTTTTGCTGATTTAATACAGATAACTCATTTAAAACTACAACAAGTTATTTCAAGAGTTGTACCGGATGGTGTATATATAGACGCAGACGGATTAAACGAAGTGGATTTAGGAACAGGTAATGCTTATAACCCTGAAGATGCATTGAGATTATATTTTCAAACAGGTAGTGTGATTGGTAGAAGTTACACACAGGATGGTGATTTCAATCAAGGAAAAGTTCCAATTAAAGAATTACAATCGAGCTCAGGCGCAAGTAAAACACAAATGTTAATTGCTAATTATAACCATTATCTTAATATGATTAGACAAGTAACAGGATTGAATGAAGCTAGAGATGCTTCTACTCCTGACCCTAACTCTCTTGTAGGGTTACAAAAACTTGCAGCTTTAAATTCAAACGTAGCCACTAGACACATTTTAGATGGGTCATTATATATCTACAGAACTTTGGCTGAAGCATTAACTTATAGAGTAGCTGATATACTAGAATACTCAGATTTCAAAGATGATTTTGCAAATGCCATTGGAAAATACAATGTTAGTATTTTAAATCAAATCAAGGATTTATACATATATGACTTTGGCATATTTATAGAGGTAGCACCGGATGAAGAACAAAAAGCTAAACTTGAACAAAACATTCAAATGGCATTATCTAAAGGTGATATAAATCTTGAGGACGCTATTGACATTAGAGAAATAAAAAATATCAAACTTGCTAATCAATTATTGAAAGTAAAGCGTAAAGCTCAAGAAGAAAGAGAAGAAAGGCTACAAATGCAAAAGCAAGCAATGGCGGCTCAACAGGCTATGCAAACCCAACAAATGAAATCTCAAATGGAGATGCAAAAAATGCAAACTGAGATACAGGGTAAAATGCAATTGAAGCAAGCTGAGATAGCTTTTGAAATTGAGAAGCAAAACAATGAAGCAAAATTAAAATCTCAGTTAATGGCTGAAGAGTTTAATTATAATCAACAGTTAAGAAATATTAGTGAGAAAGCTTTAGCTGAAAGAGAATTGCAGAGAGAAGACGCTAAATCACAAAGAATTAGCCAAGCAAATACGGAGCAATCGAGATTAATAAATCAACGTAAAAATAATCTACCACCTCAAAGATTTGAATCTAATGAGGATAGTTTGGATGGATTTGACCTAGCAGAGTTTGAGCCTAGGTAGTGTCTAAAACTAGTATTTATTTTTACTTATCTTTGTAACATTAAATTATAATCATATGGAATTAAAAGTAAGAGCAGTTGACGGAACTGAAGAAAAATCTGTCGCACAAGTTGAAGAAAAACTATTAGATGAGCATCAAGAAAAAATTGAAGAATCTAATGTAGAGCAACCACAAAATCAAACTGAAGAGGTAAAAGAAGAAAAAAGTGAGTCATTAGAATTAAATGATGAACAAGTTCTTTCATATATTGGAAAACGATACGGAAAAGAAATTAATTCTTTTGACGATTTAATGCAAGAGCGTGAAGCTTCAGATGATTTACCTGAAGATGTTGCGGCTTATTTTAAATACAAAAAAGAAACCGGGAGAGGTCTAGATGATTATGTTCAATTACAAAAAGACTATGATAATGCCAATCCTGACTCTTTACTTAAAGAATATTATCGTGCAACTGAAGACGGTCTAGACGAAGACGATATCAGTGTTTTACTTGAAGATTTTCATATAGATGAAGATATAGATGATGAAACCACGCAGAAAAAAATTAAGCTAAAGAAGAAAAAAGCTATTGCAAAAGCTAAATCCTACTTTAAGGAAATGCAAGAGAAGTATAAGCATCCGCTTGAGTCAAGAGGACCTGCCACTTCCGATGTACCTGATGAGGAGTATGAGGCATATAAGCAGTACGTAGCGAATGCTAAAACTAGAGATGAAGAAGTAGAAAGAAAAAGAAGTTGGTATGATGAAAAAACCAACGAAGTATATGCGCCTGAGTTCAAAGGTTTTGAATTTAATATAGGTGAAAGTACAGTTACTTATAATCCTGCTTCAGTTGCTGAATTGAAAAAACACGCACAAAACCCGGGAGGGTGGGCAGATAAATATTTAGATGAAAGCGGGTTATTAAAAAATGCAAAAGATTTTCATAAAGTTATAGCAGTTGCACAAGACCCTGACAAGTTTGCTAAGTTCTTTTATGAGCAAGGCAAGGCGGAAGCCACTGAAGATGTTACGAAGAAAATTAAAAATATAAATATGACGACTCGTAATACACCTGAAGTTACACGTAAGGGCGGAACACAATTCAAATCTATTAACACGGATAGTGGAAGAGGTTTGAAAATTAGAAGTATAAAAAAGAAATAAAAACATTTAAAAATTAATAATTATGGCAGGTTCATTACAAGCTATACCGGGTGTTGCGTTACAACCAAGTTCGCATCAAACCCCATTAGCTTCAAATTATATTACTGATTTTAATTTTTTAAATCAGTATCTTCCTGATACTTACGAAAAAGAATTCGAAAGATACGGGAATAGAACAATCTCCTCATTCTTAAGAATGGTAGGAGCAGAGATGCCTTCAAACTCAGACCTCATTAAGTGGGCAGAGCAAGGAAGGTTACACACTAAATATGTAGATTGTGGTGTTGTCGGTGGTGCACAAGCAGGTGCAGCTCAAATTACGCTACAAGTAAATGACGTACTTAACCCTGTAAACTCTACAGTTCAACCGGGTTCAGGTGCTACTGTACAGATTGCAGTTAGAGTTGGACAAACTATTGTTATAACCAACAATAACGGTACTGCAGAATTCAAAGGAATTATTGTTTCTGTAGACGTTGCTAACAACCAATTTGACGTTGCATTGTATGATGCAGCAGGTTATACAGGTGGTACAGGCGCAGGTAATCCTGACGTTACTATTTTCATTTACGGTTCAGAATTCAGAAAAGGAACACTTGGAATGCAAGGTTCTTTAGAAGCTGACGATTTCATTTTTGAAAACACACCAATTATCATTAAAGATAAGTATGAGGTAAGTGGTTCAGATATGGCACAGATTGGATGGATTGAAGTTACTACAGAAGACGGAGCTACAGGATACCTATGGTATCTTAAATCAGAGCACGAAACAAGATTAAGGTTTGACGACTATCTTGAAACTGCAATGATTGAAGCAGTTCCTGCTGAAGCAGGTTCAGGTGTTGCTACTCAAGTAGTATCTGACCAAGTAGGTAATAAAGGTTCTGAAGGTATCTTCTACGTTGTACAACAGAGAGGTAATGTGTGGGCAGGTGGAAACCCTGACGCTTTATTAGACTTTGATAACATTATCAGTAGATTAGACAAGCAAGGTTCAATTGAAGAAAACGTAATCTTTGTGGACAGAGATTTCGGATTTGACATTGACGATATGTTAGCTGCTCAAAACTCTTATGGAGCGGGTGGTTCTTCTTATGGTCTATTCGACAATGATTCAGAGATGGCGTTAAATCTTGGATTTACAGGATTTAGAAGAGGTTATGACTTTTATAAGTCAGATTGGAAATACTTAAACGACCCAACAATGAGAGGTGGTTTAACAGGAGTAGGAACAGTGAACGGATTATTAGTTCCTGCAGGTTCTACTACAGTGTATGACCAAATCCTTGGTAAAAACGCTAAGAGACCTTTCTTACACGTAAGATATAGAGCTTCTGAAACTGAAGACAGACGTTACAAAACTTGGATTACAGGTTCAGCCGGTGGTGCAAGAACATCTGACTTAGATGCGATGGAAGTCAACTTCTTATCAGAGAGAGCAGTTTGTACTTTAGGTGCGAACAACTTCTTTATCTTCCAAGATTAAGAATATGTAATATAGAGGGAGTCTCTTCAAAGAGACTCCTATCTATTATTTTAATTAAATTTTAAATTATATCCAATGAAAAAGAAAACCGAATTAGTAGACAAGGTCTACAAACTTACAAGGAATGCAGCGCCTTTATCCTTTATGCTGCCAACAAGACACACTAAAAGATATCCATTATTACATTTTGATGAAGAGTTAGGAGCACAAAGAGCTTTGCGTTATGCTAGAAATCAAAAATCTCCTTTTGAAGATGAGCAAGACGGCAACGCAATACTTGAGCCAATTATTTTTGAAGATGGCTTTTTAAGAGTTCCAAAAACAAATCAAGTATTACAAAAGTTTTTAGCTTTACACCCTCAAAACGGAACACGCTTTGTAGAATTAGACCATTCAAAATTAGCTCAAAAAGAAGTTGCTAATATAAATGTACAAGTAGATGCATTAGTTGAAGCTCGTAGTTTAAGTATTACACAATTAGAAACTCTTACACGTGTTTTATTTGGTAAAGACCCATCAACAGTCAGCACCGAAGAAATGCGTAGAGATGTTCTTGTGTTTGCTAAAGTAGAGCCTGAAGAATTTATGTCTACTGTTAATGACCCTGTATTAAAATTACACGCAACTGTACATAAGTTTTTTGATGCAGGTCTAATTAAATACAGAAATAAAAACAAAGAAGTATGGTTTAACACTAAATCAAATAAAGCAAAGCTATGTACTATACCTTTCGGTGAAGACCCTATTTATATTGTCGCCTCTTATTTTCAATCGGATGATGGAGTAGAAGCATTGAAACATTTAGAGAAACTTTTAGATAGTTAATATCGACAATAAAGTTTTGACTAAGAAGGAGGCTCAGATAGAGCCTCTTTTTTTTTTGATTATCTTTGTAAAAACTATAATTAGGATGATAAACGAGGTTAGACAAACAGTTTTAGCAATACTGAATAAAAATAATTACGGTTATATTTCACCGGGTGATTTTAATTTATATGCCGAACAAGCACAACTAGATTTGTTTGAAGATTATTTCTATGCATATAACTATCAAAACAATAAAGAAAACCAAAGAACTTCAGGCACAGGATATGCTGATATCAAAAAAGGTTATGAAGAAGTAATTGATTTCTTTTCTGTTACTTTGCCTTTAACACAAAACGCATCTAATGTGTTTTTTATGCCGTCTGAACTTACCACAGGAAGCGATTATTATTTGATAAATAAGATGTTAGTAGGAGCTGATTCAAGAGAAGCAGAAAGAGTAAGTCATAGTAAAATTACATTACTTAATCAATCTTTGCTTACTGCACCTTCGACAATGTTTCCTGCATACACATCCGAAGGAGAAAATATGACAGTATTTCCTAGCACATTCAATCAGCCGGGTGATGTTGTTTGTCAATACATAAGATATCCGAGACCTCCAAAATGGACCTTTGTTGACCTAGGTTCTGCAGGTGAACCTGTATTTGACCAAACACAACCGGATTATCAAGACTTTGAATTATTTGAAGATGACACGAATGATTTGATAATGAAAATATTACAATACGCAGGTGTCTCTATTAGAGAGTCTTCAGTAGTACAATACGCAGGTGCACAAGAAAACACTGAAGAACAACAAGAAAAACTATAACTATGCCATATATAAATCAATTTGATTATTACGAAAATAATGGGAATGCACCTGAAAATGAAAATTGGGGCTCATATCAGTATGTTTCATTGCAAGATATAGTCACAAACTATTTGTTAATGTATTCAGGCAATCACTCATTGGTTAATAATGAGGAGAGATATAAAATATTATTTCACGCAAAAAGGGCAATTCAAGAATTAAACTATGATGCATTTAAAGAAATAAAAGTTTTACAACTTACTGTTTGTGAAAACTTACGTTTTGTTTTACCATCGGATTATGTTAATTGGGTTAGAATCTCGTATTACCAAGATGGAGTGCTTAGACCTATGGTAGAAAATATACAAGTAAATTCTTCTAAAGCATATTTACAGGCTCAAGATTGTAGAATATTGTTTGACCAAGATGGTAATGCCTTATCACCTGAGTATTCGGATTTAGACTTTGATAGAATTACAGGTCAAAAACCTAGTATATATTTAAATAGATTAAGTCCCTTTTTTGGTATGGAAGGTTATGAGTTTGGAGGGTATTGGTATTTTACATATGAAGTTGGAGCGAGATACGGGTTGAATACTGAAACTGCTAATGCAAATCCTACATTTAGAATAGATAACAAAGCAGGTGTAATTAACTTTGATTCTACTATGGCTAATAATAGCTGCATACTTGAATATGTTTCTGATGGTATGGAAAATGGAGACAACTCTTTAATTACCGTAAACAAATTATTTGAAGAATATGTGTATGCATATATCACTTATGCAATATTAAATTCAAAATTAGGAGTTCAAGAATATGTAGTCAATAGAGCTAAAAAAGCAAAATCAGCTTTGTTACGTAACGCAAAAATAAGATTAAGCAATATACATCCGGGAAGACTCTTAATGAATTTAAGAGGCAGGGATAAGTGGATAAAATAATATGGCAGATTTTCAAAGAAATTTTATTAAAGGACGAATGAATAAAGGCGTTGACGAACGATTAGTTCCCAACGGTGAATATATTCATGCAGAAAATGTAAGGCTTGGTTCTACTGAACTAACAGAAATAGGAGCAGTAGAAAACTCTAGAGGTAATTTACAACTTACAAGACTATCTTATGGTGGTAGATTTCTTTCCCCTAATGCTCTAGTAATTGGTGCATTAGAAGATGGGGCTAATGAAGAGCTTTATTGGTTTGTACACGACCCCACTTTTGATACTCCGTCTGATGGACCTGAAGAAACTCCAACAGGTATACTAGATTTAGTGGTTTCGTATAATACAAATACAAGTGCAATTACTTATCATATTATAAGTGTTAGTATTGATGGAAACCCTGACAATGGAACGACATTAAATTTTAATCCTACATTTTTAATTACAGGAGTAAATATCATAGATGGATTATTATTTTGGACAGATGATTTTAACCCGCCTAGAAAAATAAATGTAAATAGAAATTACCCTGACCCTGCTGCTCAAGGAGTTGCTGACCCCAATATAGATGGAGGAACAGGAGAGCCTGAAGGAGCTTTGTTGTTACAAGAAAGTATTTTGGTAATTAAAAGACCTCCTGTGGCTTGTCCGGGATTAGAATTATCTCTTGCACCGGGAGAAGAAAATTATTTAGAAGACAGATTTATTTCATTTGCATACAGGTATAAATACCAAGACAATGAATATTCAGCAATTTCTCAATTTACTGAAGTTGCATTTCAAACACAAAGTTTTGATTTTAGTCCAAACTCTAAAGTAAATGAAGGTGCAATAAATAGATTTAATACCGCCACTATCACTTATAATTCAGGTAGTCCATTAGTGGTTGCGATAGATTTATTGTTTAAAGAAAGTGTTAGTAATGTTATTAAAGTAATAGAAACTTTAGATAAAGACACTTTGGGGCTAGCAAGTGATACTGAATATGAATATGTATTTAGAAATGCTAAAATATTTACAGTACTACCTGAATCAGAATTATTAAGATTATATGATAACGTCCCTCGTTTAGCTCAAGCACAAACCTTAATGGGAAATAGATTGATGTTTGGTAATTATGTAGATGGATATGATTTAGTTGATATAAATAATGGACCTATAAGATTAGAATATATTAATGAATTAATCACACAACAAATAGGATTAACTGAAATTACTGATAGAACGGATAGTGTAGATTATACGGTAGATGTACCTATTACGGTTAATAATGGTCAGCTTCTCATAAACTTAGCTAATGCTAATCTAACTGCAGGTGCTCTTCTAACTTTTAGTGTAACTTTTCAACACGACACATTTAGTGGAGGGCCACCAAATCCCGTTGAAACTTCTTCAAATTTTACAATTGCCTTTCAATATACATTGCAACAAGACTTTGCTACAGTTTTTGATTTAGCAACAAACATAGACTTCCAAGAAGCCATTGGAGTTCCTGCTGAAATCCTACCTGTTTTTGATGCAAACCCTGCAAACCCTACTTCTTGTGAAGGAGTAACATTAACTGATGTTTTTAATTGTGCAGTACCCGAAGTTCTAGATGCAACATTAACACCTAGTTGGACCAAGTTTCAAAGTGGTATTTCTGCTTACGGGCAACCAATAACAATAGTTACATCACCGGGTAGTAGTGAAATAGGTTTTGAATTTTTAGCAATGGAGAGAGTAGATGATGTAGCTGCTCCTATTGATAGAGTAGTAGAATACTTTGATATTGTTACTGCTGAAGCGACTTATCAAGAAGTTGGAAACACTCAAAGTCTTCATAGCGATAGAGATTATGAGGTTGGTATAATATATATGGACGAGTATAATAGAGCTAGTACTGCCTTGGTTAGTCCAAACAATACTGTTCATATTCCTTGTGAATTTTCTGACAATCAAAATAGTTTAAGAGTTACAATACCCGCTACGCAACGTCCTCCCTTTTGGGCTTCACGTTTTAAATTTTGTATAAAACCTAGTGCAGCAGGTTTCTTAACCGTGTTCAGCAGGGTATTTTTTACCGACCCTGTAACTAACTATCAATACTTTTTGCTTGAAGGTGAAAACTCCCAAAAAGTTGAGGAAGGCGATAGATTAAAAGTAAAAAGAGATGCTAGTGGGCCGGTTGACAGATGTTTATTTGCAACAGTATTAGAAAAACAGGCACAAGAACGAGACTTTCTTGAGAACTTAGTTGATGCAGAGGGAGAGCCTATTACTGTTCCGGCAGGAGTGTATATGAAGATGAAAGCCAACTTTAATGTAAACAATGATGCCAATCAAGTAATTGCACCGGGAGCAAAAACAGTAAGTCAAGAAAATCAGCCTGTTCCGGTGAGTCCTGCTCAAAGGAGGTTTGCAAGAATATTTTATAATGAGGCTTTTAGTAGAGAAGATAGTGCAAATCCGAATAATTTTATAGATATTGATATTCCTGTTGGTAGTAGAATTAAATTGTTTATTTATTGGAATAGACGTGGTAGGGGTGGTACAGATTGTGGAAGAAGAAGGTATACTTTAGATTTAGATTTGATAGCTTCACAAAGCTATGATAATATTATTGATTGGTTTAACGGAGATAACGTTGACCAACTAATAAATACAGGTGAAGATGAAACTGCAGGAAATGAGCCGCCAATAACAAATGTATTTGATAGTACAGTATATGCTAGTTTAACTGCAATGGCAAACCAAGTCACTGCTGAGTTTGAAACTAATAAAATAGCTTGGGCTAGAGACGCAGCAACTAATGAAATTTATTTTTTCTGTACAGGAGCAAAACAATGTGCGGGTGGTGGAACTGCGAGAAACAAATCTTTTATTACAGTTGAATGGGAAATTGTTAGGTCAACTACCGAGATTGTTTGGGAAACAGAACCATCGGATGCTAGTCCATCTTTATGGTTTGAAGGTTCACAATCTTTTAGAGTAACTAGCGTAGGTCAATGTTATTTATCTGTAGAAAACAATAATGCATTTGATATTGAATATTTATATGAATTAGACGGGTTTGACAAGACTATAGTAATTCCTGCAAACACAACAATAGACAATATATTAATTACTTGTGGGACTGCACAAGAATCACCCGCTACTCCAACTGCACCGGGTACAACAGTAGTTATCGAAACTAATGTTTTACCTCCTGCTCACACAGGAAACGTACAAAGTCAGGTTATTGCAACCAATACACCTGCCATTATAGATTTAGATTTCTTTAATTGTTTTTCTTTTGGGAATGGTGTTGAGACCATACGAGTGAGAGATTCTATCAAAGGTAGAGAGTTGGCTCTTGGTGATAGATTTACTTCAGTTGCTAACATTGATTATAAAGAAGCTAATAGGTTTTCGGATATAACATATAGCGGAATATTTAATGATGAAAGCAACATTAATAAACTAAACGAATTTAATATAGCTTTATTGAACTTCAAGACCTTGGAAGAGGCTTACGGTCCAATACAAAAATTGGATGCTCGTAGCACAGACATACTTACATTACAAGAAGATAAAATTTCTTATGTGTTAGCAGGTAAAAACTTATTATCTGACGCTGCCGTAGGAGGAGCTATAACATCAGTGCCTGAAGTATTAGGAACTCAGATAGCAAGACTAGAAGAATATGGTATCAGTGCAAATCCTGAAAGCTATTATAAATATGGTTACAATAAATTTTTTACTGACCAAAAAAGAGGAGCGGTATTAATGTTAAAGGGTTCAGCCTACACGAATGAGCAATTAATGGTTATATCAGAAGCAGGAATGCGCTCATGGTTTAGAGATACATTTATAGAAACTCCTAACACACAAAAGCTTGGAGGTTATGACCCTTATATGGATGAATATGTGTTATCTTTTAATAATAGATTATTGCCATTAGAAATACCTTGTGTAGATTGTGGTGTTCAACAACAATTCGAATATAGAGGTCCTGTAAATTTCTGCTATAATGTTGGTCAGTTAGTTGGAGATGTAACAGTTACTATCAGAGTAGATAATTTTTCAGGCAGTGGTGTAGACCCTATAACTTTTAGATTCACATATAATGGTCTCGTATTCATTCAAGATGTATTTGCTAACGGGACATATATTGTTACCATACCTAAAAACTCTGTAGTACAAGACACTATTGATTTATTAATTACAGGCACACCTTCTGCTCGAATAGACCTTGAGGTTAGTTGTCCTGAAGCAGAGGAAATTACAATATACCAAGTGTGTGTTAGTTCAGATTCAAATGCAGGTGAATTCATACATAATGAATATAGATGGCAAGATGGAACATTTATTTCACCTTTACACTCAACAGAGGTAGAATTAGCAAGCGGAACAGACAACCCATTAATTTCACAATTTGACGGTATTACAGGTCAGCAAGGAGCAGGTGTTATTCCTGCAGACGGAGCACTTGTTACAATAAGAAGTAATAAGATAGCACCGGCAGATAATTTTGATTTTGTAACACCACCTATGACATTTAGATTTTTGAGAACAAATGATGTTTATGCAAACACTCCTGCTTCAGTGGCTACATTATTGACTAACGCCAATGTAGGAGTAGTAGACTCATCATTAGCACCAACGCAATTTAGCTCATCATTTGTAATGCCTCCTACAGGTAGCAACGTGTTTTTAATATACGATTATAGACAACCTACGCTAGTAGAATTATGTTATGGTAACATTGATATATTTGATGTGTGTTGTTTATGTGAAGCTCCTGAAAGATTTGTTGCTACACAATGTAGATTAGATGGTGTAGTTAATACAGAGGTTGTTGAAGGTCCTTACGCAATAGGTGAGTTTGTTGAAATAGATACTTCGTTAGATGGCATTAAAATTGAAACTTGTATATACGAGTTAACTGCTAACACCACTGATATAGCTACGGCATTAGTAACAGGATTAAGTGCTATAACTGATTGCACTGACTTATGTCAAAAATATACAGTAGAAAACACGGGAGGTGTAGCTCAAGATGTGGAGTATTTAAATTGTGGAGGAGTTAATGAAACGGCTACTGTACAACCCGGAACTACTCTTGATGCTATTTGCGCTAAAGAAATAGTAAGTATAGGAGTTGATTTAGTATTAGACTTAAAAAATTGTGCGTGTGAAGACCAATATATTGAAATTAAACGATGTGTCGACCAACAAAGTACAGGTGGGGATTTAATTAGATATGCGAATGATAATTTAACTTATAATGTAAGTGATGTAGTGTTTATAGATGAAGACCCTACTTGTCAATACATAATTACACAAATAGGTTTATATAACCAAATTGTAGATGCCACTGTAAATTCTGTTAATTCATCGTTAGATTGTACAGATGCGTGTAACACATACGAAGTAACTAATAATGGAATAGGAGACTTAAGTGTTGAGTACAGAGAGTGTGGTAAGAATATAACTGATACTGTTGTAATACCTCAAGGTGACTCAACAATAATTTGTACTAGAGAGTTTATTACATCAATTACTGCTCCGAACACAGTAGTATGGCAAGCCTGCGATTGTGACTTACCTGATTCTAATTTTAGATTGAGAGAATGCACACAAGACGGAACTATTAATGAATTAGTTGCATCGTTTAGTGGATTTGGTAACGTTCAAGTAGGAGATTATGTAGAAATATCAGGAAGCATATGTATATGGGAAGTAATAGCTGAAACACAAGACGCTGCTACAGATATTATAACACAAATAAGAGGTGATATAACGAATTGTGAAGATAGTTGTGATACGTATACTTTAGAAAATTTAAGCACAACAACTACGTATACAGTAAATTATTTGGATTGTGCAGGCGTTCAACAATCAGTAACCATTTCACCAACAGGAGTTCAATCAGCTTGTGCTACACTGTTTTTAGGACCACCTGTAGATGTAGATATTGTTAAATCATTTTGCGGATGCCAAGTTTAAATAAAATTAATTAATTATGTCAGTACCCGGAACTTATTACTTAAATGGACCAAATTTAGAAACTGCAACCGCAGTATTTGATGACCCTGCTTTAACTATATGTGCGGCAGATGGATTTTATTCTGATGGTGTTATTGCACGTCAACAGATAAATTGTCTATTAACGGCTATTCAAACGTGTCCAAATTGTTTACTGCCTTGTAACCAAACAATAACTGCGTCAGGCAGCACAGGATTATATGAGGTCAGTTTTGACTCGGCAACCGATTTGGGTGCAATTATAATATATTTTAACGCACAATCTATACCGGATGGAATCAGAGCTACTCTAGGTTCAGCTACTGTTAATGAATTAACTGCAATAACAGATGGTTATCACGCTTCTGCTACTGCAGGAAACTATACATTTATTGGTAACAGTTTGAATGATTGTGGTCTAGCTGCTCAATTAAATGCTAGTCCTATAACTAATTTAGATGTATTTATATACACACAAACCGGCTTTCCTGCATTGCCGGATTCCAATACAGGAGTAGTTTCAGGAACAGGTACTGATGTATCTTTGTCTAGCGGTACTAATCCAAATTATGCAACTTTAGTAGTTCCAAAGATTAATAATGATTTTACTACAGTATTAGTTGAGGTAGCAGGATTATGCGGTGCTACGGGTTGGGACTTGGAAGTTAATTGTGCAAGAGAATTAACAGGGACACCTATAACGACAGTAGGCACAAGTGATTGTACGGAAACGGTTTTCCCGGACACTGTTTATGTTGCGCCAAACCGTAACGGTACTGATGGTTGTCCTGAAATTAATGAGTTTGCTTTTGCGGATTCAAATGGAGTAACTAAATATCCCGCAGGATTATACACAATTAATCCAACTTGCGGAAAAAGTAGAATAACGATAGATGCTAATGGTGTAATAGTAGCCATAGCTGCCTGTCCATAAAATAAATAATTATGCCACTATATACTTTAACATATGACGAGGGAGTCAAAGGTTGGCCTTCATTCTACACATTTTTTCCTGATTGGATGATAGGTATGAATAATTATTTTTATACTTATTATCAAGGGGATTTATGGAGACATAATGTAAACCAACTCAGAAACACTTATTATAACTCATTTTCACCTTCAATTATGAAGTCAGTTTTTAACGAGCTACCACTTCAAAACAAAATATTTAAAACTTTAGCTTTAGAATCTGATGACCCTTGGGAGTTACAAGAAACTTTTACCGACCAACAATCAGGAGATTTCATAGACGCAAATTGGTATGAACAAAAAGAAGGAGATTGGTATGCATTTTTAAGGTCACCAAACACTGTGCCTTTATCGGCAGCAGATTTCCCTTTGCGTTCAGTTAATGGTATAGGTCGTAGTACAACAATTGATACTACTGTTCCGGCTGCTGCTATTATTAACTTTTCTATTACACCATTGGTTGAAATAAGCAGTATAGTAAGCATTGGTGATGATTTATATTTCAACACCAACCCAAGAATATATGCCGGAGTAGTGCAAGATATTGTACGAGATTATCCCAATGGTGACAATTATATTGTGGTTGACACTACAGTGGCTGCTGCTACCGCACCGGTATTGAATGTTAATTATTTTTTCACCGCAAAAAATCAAACTGCTGAATCACACGGTATTTTGGGTCATTACAACGTATTTATACTAAGAAACTTTAATACGACACCTACTGAACTCTTTGCGGTACGAAGCGAAGTAATGAAATCATTCCCGTAAATTTTAGTATCTTTGCTTGTAATAATGGATAATTTATTACCTATTAAGATATTAAGTAATATTCCACAGGGAAAAGGGGTGTTATGGGAGCACATTGAAGTATTTAAAAATCAACTTCTTGAAATAGAAGGGGTATTAGAACATAAGGCGGGAACAAAACAATCTGAAGAAATGGCAGATGTATACCCTTTAAAACAAACTTTAAGGGGTGGTTTATACACTAGAGAGTTATTTATGCCAAAAGGTCATATAATTATTTCTATGGTTCATAAACAAGACCATCCTTCATTTTTGTTAAAAGGAAAGGTATCGTATCTTACAGATGAGGGAACAGTACAAACAATTACTGCTCCTCATTTAATACATACAAATACCGGAACACAAAGGGTTTTATTTATACATGAAGACACGGAATGGTGTTGTGTATATAGAACAGATAAAAAAACTTTTACCGAGGCAGAAGCTGATGTATACACTAACAATTACAAAGAGTTGCCTCAAGAAATAATTAATAAAAGAATAAAATGTCAGGTATAGGTATAGGATTAGGATTTACTGCATTAGGCACAGGGTTGTCTTTTTTTCAAGCGGGAGAGCAAAGAAAAAGATTTAAAGATGCCGAAAGAAAAGCTGCTGAATCTATGGAAGCAGCACGTAAAAGATTAGAGGTAAATTATCTTGAACAATTAGGTATAGATAAAGAAGCGTATGAAGAAATGAGAGAAGCTGCTTTAGTTTCCGGAGCTCAAACTTCTGAAGCTTTGGCAGAGTCCGAAAGAGGTATTGCGGCAGGCGCAGGAAGATTAGGAGCAAATATGACGGCTGCACAAGAAGGAATAACAAAAGCACAACGAGCAGAATCTTTTGCCTTAGACAAAGCGGTAGCAGCAGAAGACTCAAGACTTAGAGACGTAAATGTACAGTTAGATTTAGGAGAAGTAGCAGGTGCACAACAAGCTATGGCTGATTCAAAAGCTGCAGAAACTGCCGCACTAACTCAAGGATTTCAAGGACTAGCAAATTTAGGTGCAGGAGCAATATCAGCAAGTAAACTGTATGGAAAGTCAGAAGGAGCTAAAGCCTTTGATAAAGCTCAAGGAGCTTCTATTCGTCAAGCCAAGCAAGACTATATGCAAGGAGCAGGTCAAGGTAAAGGTTTTTTGGGAATTGGCACAGGGTTTAGAAAAACAGGAGCACGAGATATAGCAGCGGATTCTTTTGTTCAACAACAAGTTGCGGGTATAGATTTTGGAACAGGTAAGCAAAATTTTCTTGACGCAGGAATGCAAGGTGATAAAGTAATTGGTGTAGACCAATTTGATAGTAGTGCTATAGCAGGTATGAGTGCAGCAGAGTTTAAGTCGTATATGAATAGTTTAGCTCCGGCACAGAGAAATATGATACTTCAAAAACTTGGTTTGATTGGTGGGTCAGAGACGGGATTACTTGGATTTTAATTAATATTATATGAGCACCTATTTTAAATACGCAGAAAGAAAAGCTACAGACGAAGTAAATTGGTCTGAAATAAGCTCTAATATGGTCAATACTCTAAACGAGGCCGTAAGAATTAGAGAAGAAAAAAAGGCAGCAATTGACGCAGCTACCAATGTACTAGGAGAGACTTTGGCAGATGCGCCTCAAGGGGAACATCAAGGATTAAACGAGTTTGCTTTGACATTTGCAAACAATGCTCAAGAGATGAGATTGATGCAAGATAAATTATTAAAGTCCGGGCAAATATCTTTGAAAGACTACAATATTGGTAGAGCCAACTTAACACAAGGAACAACTCAATTATTTGATTTAAGTAGAAAATATCAAAAAGAGTACACAACCAAAATGGAGAGAATGGCAAATCTCGAGTCAGCAGAACAAGAACAATGGATGATGGCCGAACTTGAAGGGTTTGCTAACTTTAGTAATCATTCTGCAATTATAAATCCAACCAACGGTCAAGTTAGTGTAGGTAAATTTATTCAAGGTACAAAGCCAAAGACAGACAAACAAGGATATGAAATAGAAGGAGAAACAGTTCCTGATGGTGTTTATAGGCTTGACACTAACCCTGATTCTTATACCACTGTACAACAATTAAACTTCGCAGTATCTGACCAAGTCAATCGATATAATATGGAGGAGTTTGATGCTTCAATAGACCAATGGGCAAGCTCCTACACAGATGCTATAAGTGCTAATTATTCCATTGATGATGTTAGGCAAAACCCTGCATTTAAACAAGCTAAAAATGATTTGATAGAAGGTCAATTAGTTGACCCGAGACAAGCAGGTAGTATTCTTACTGACTTTGTGGGTGTGGCTAAAAATGGTAAAACATACACCTTTACTAGAAACCCCGATGAAGCAGGAGAAAATGTTATATTACTTGAAGAAGACCCAAGACAACCGGGTTCAGGAAGATTAGTTCCTAAGCTTGATGAAAAACAAAGAAAAGCAGCATATGATTATTTAGACACACAAGTTGAAATAAGATTCGGTAGAAAAGAAACCAAGAAAGAACCTTCATCAACAAGTATTGCTTTAGGTAAAACTGAAAAAGCTAATCTTAACGCATTGAATAATTTAGGTAAACTTTATTATGGAGACTCAGGAGATGTAGATGCCGCACTTGGATTCTTAAAAGGATTAGACGATGATATAGTTTCATTAGAGCGTACTACTGATGCAGTGATAATAACTAAAGGTAACGGCAACGTAATAACCAAGAAATTTAAAGATGACAATGGTGTATTAATACCACAAGATGAATGGATTACTAGTATAGCAACTGAATTAACCGACATTAAAGATATTAAAGGTCTATTAAACAACTCAGGTTACAAAAAGGATAAAGCTTTTGCACCGGATTCTACAGGGTTCACACAAACTGTAACATCAACAGTAAGTAGAGAGAGAAGTTTAGATGCTTACTTTGAAGAAGCATTCCCTGAGGAGTTTGAAGAAACATTAATGCAGTCGGATGAAGATGACTTTCAGGCTGCAGCATCACCGTTCTTTAGTACTCTAGGTTTGACTACTAGAGGAGCAGGCGGTCCGTTTAATGATATTGTGGTATCATATAAACCTACTAAAGATGCAACTGCAATAGAATTTACTTATGACGTTGATAACCCTGATAGTGAAACTAAAGGAAGAGCAGCTTTATTAGAATGGATAAAAGGTGTAGTGCCAACAGAAACCATTGACGACCTAATTAATAAAGGAGTAATTAGTCAAATTAAAAAGGTGTCGGGTAGAAGAAAAAATAATGACTTAGATAGTTTAGGGGCGGCAGCAGGTCAGGTGGAATGTATAGAAGGAAAACTAATTGACAAAGAAACAGGTATAGTAAAGGGAACGTGTGGTAAAGGCAAGTAATTAATTATGGATAATAAATTATACAAAACACCAAATGGTAAAACATTTGATGAACCTTATTTAAGAGAAAAATTTGGAGACGACTTTGGATTGCTTGTGGCTACAGGTCAGTTGGAAGAAATAGAAAATCCGCCTTTAGAAGAAGAGGTTATAGAGGATGAAATTTTCTT